AAATTGCTCCCACACCTTTAATGAAGTACGAAGGTACACCATCAACAAGCATGAGAAATCTATTCTGTTGTTTGGGTTCAAACGCTGTAAAGAATATTTCGTTTGGATCTAATATTGCCATTATTGTTGTTTTAAAATTAATTATAAGTCATAACCCTCATTTGGGTTGTCTATAAATATTCAAAAATAAAAAGAGGTCGGATTTTCATCCGACCCCTTTCTTTTATTGTATAAAAATTTATTATGCTGGGAATTCAGCTCCTGTTGGGAGGAGGTTGAAGTCAAGAACAATAAATTCTGCAGTTTTAACTGGCTGTAAGTAAATAGCTCCTCTTAATTCCTGCCTATCAATTACATCAGGACCGTTATTAGAATCATCCATTACTACCTTAAATGCATATAAACCTTGGTTTTGTTGAACACTTTCTAAGAAAGGATTAACAGTACTTAAGAAACTATTTCTAGTTTGTAGTGTATTAGGTTCAAAAACAAGATTCTGAGAAACATTACCTATAAATCCTTTAAGGGAAATTAATAATCTTCTAACATTTACTCTATCAAGCGCAGTTGAAAGTGATTGTAATGTTTTCTGACCATAAACTACAACACCCGTACCTGGGAAAGTAGCAATTGGATTAACTTTAGCATTATAGAGAGTATCTCTTAAACCACGTGGTAGTGTTTTCTCTGGGTTTATTACTGTTGGCATAGTACCTCTAGTAAAACCAGCAGGTGCAAACCAAGCCTCTGATGTGTTATCATTGAAAACATACACTGAAGGGATTATTGTTGATGCAGGTGCATAAACATTTGCTGAAGTGTCTTCTTCATTGACTAATAACCAAGGCCAGTAAGCTGCTGCATAGTTGGTATTTAAGTTACTAGCTACAGATACAACATTAGCAACAGTTGAGCCATGTGCTACCAAATCAATTGGAAGGATACTATCACCTCTAGTAGTAGTGTTAGTAATGATTTTATCAATTTGAGTTTTGTGAAGAGCAAAATCATAAATCAAACCAGGAACACTAATTACATTAAATGCATACTGATCTTTGTTTTTCAACAAGTTGATTGTAGCGCTGTAATCCGATGCTGAGACACCTTGGGTTTGAGTATTTGTTATATCTTTATACCAATTAGTTGTAGCATCGTTAGGGAATAAATCACCTGTTCCACTACTGAAAGATCCGCTTTGGTTAGCGGGCATTGATCCAGTAAATTGTGGTTTGAAGTTACCTGCACCGTCTAAATAGTCAGGAGTGGGTTTGTTGACCGCACTTATTATTACATATTTAGACTTATTAGGATATTCACCCGTGACTTCGATAAATGAGTCATCACCATCAGTTCCAACAGTAAATTCTTGGTTACCAATTACTTTTTGGATGTAATCATCTCTTTTAGGGTCAAGTGAAACACCTCTAAATGTTTCTAAGACTTTTTTATCAGCGGTTCTATCATCACCCTGTCTAATAGTAAGAGTAAATATACCAGAGCCTGAGTCTACATTACTAATTTCAAATCTCAAGTTATCAGCTGTGCCACTAGGTAATGCCTGACCTGCTGTTTCAGTAGAGTTACTATTTTGGTTAGTACCTTGAGAAATAGTTTTTATGTCAAATACATCATTAGTACCCGTATCTGCAGCAATACTACCTGTTGTAATATTGCTCGCATTTGATGCGGCACTAAATGATCCACTAGCTACTCTAATTACTGTAAGATTAGCTCCACCTTGTCTAAAGTAGTTTTGGGCCGAAATGTTACCAAAGTAAGCATACTCGATTCCACCACTAACAACTGAGGAGCCAAATTTAGTTTTGTAATCACTGTATGTGGTTACTTGTGTAGGAATTCCTACTGGTCCCTTTGTGGAAGGGGTTATGAGGGCGGCTCCTATAGGAGATGCAGCGGCCTCAAGTGTTACGGGGACGTTTTCATTTTGAAATACTCCCGGCGAGATTATTTGTTCTGCCATTTTAAAATTCGAATTTTAGGGTTAAAGATTTAATTAATTAATTGTCTTATTGATAAATATATGAAAAACTTTTAAAACATTTTATGATTGAAAAGTTTCTTCTTCTATATTTATAGTACCATTACCATATTTTTGGGATAATTGGTTAGCTAATTCTTTTTCTTTACTTTTATAAGTTTCTAACTGTTCAACTAATTTTTCTTTTTGCAACTCTAAAGTTTGAATTTGAAATTCAAGTTCACCAAATTCCGTTATTAATTTTTCTTGTAAATCCTGAGTGTCTTTAATTTGTTGGATTTCTTCAGAAGTAAGTTTTTGTTCTGCCATTTTAATCTAAGTTTGTATTAATTCCTTCAATAAAATTATTGCCTCTATCTCTAGTTAAATTTTCAACGGTTTCTTGTCCTATAATAACTTTAGAATCACTAGAAAATTTCTGGAGAGCAGTGAGGTCTTTTTGTATAACATTTGGTATAATATAACCATTTAATCTAATATCAAAGCTACCTTTAACGGTACGTTGTTGACCAACATTTAATTCTGTAATTGTTTGGTAACTATCAATCATAGCTCTAAATTTAAAGCGTTCGGGATTACCCCAATAAGTATCGGCTGCATAATTAATGCTTTCTATTATTTGATTAAGTTGTTCCATATAGTATGTATAAATTACACAACTATATTTAAAAGTAACAAAATCTGGGATTACAATAGCTTGGTAAGTTTTAATAGGTTTAGCCCCATTTAAAATACTTAAATTATTATAGTGATTTTTTTTAGAATAGGATTGTTGAAATACTGCATAATTTTGAGGAAAGTTAGCATCAACTTTATTTGTAAGTCCTCTTCTTCTTTCAATATTAGTTCGCTTATACATAATAAGCGGAGCCATGATTTTACCTTTTTTATCTCTATAGTACCCATCACGTTGTATTGATTTCCACCTTTCAGGGGCTCCATAAATAGTAGGTACAGCTATTCTATTACCATTTTGGGTAACACTAGGTTTAATAACATTATCAAAATAAAATTTAATAGCTTCATCTAAATCTTTAATACCAATTGTAAAAGGTTTCCAAGTATCATCTTTTTGGGATATTTGAGAAGCTCTTCCGGGATTAACTACTTGATTGTTAGTTCTGGCGTCCGCTAAAGTAGTAGAATATTTAGTTATATTATTGGGATCCCCTGATAGGTTTTCATCAAGGGGTTCGCGTAGTCCCTTAGAAATTTCTCTTTGGGATTTTGGAATTGGGGTTTTACCTTGTTCTGCCATTAAAATCTTTCTTTAGTAATGCCGAATTTATCAGCAGGTTCATAGTGTGCCTTAATTATGTATGATAAATTACCTCCAAATTCACTGAGTCCGGGGTTAAGAGGATTAGGTTCGTTAGGATAAGAGGGATCTTTACCCATAAAGTATTGATTAGAAGATACATTATCTACTTGGTAATAACCATCATTATATAATATAATATCTCCTACTTCGGGGTTCATTCCGGCATTTATTAAATCCTCTCTAAGGAATTTAAATATTACACTCCAATCAAAATCTACACCTAAATCACTTTCTGGGTATTCTTGGTCACTTCTTTCTACTAAGCAATTAAATATTACGGGACCATCATAAAATTTACCTCCTGCGGCTTCCCCATATAAATTAAATGTAGTTTCTTCTAGTCTTACTTTGTAAAAAGAAGCTTGTTGGGTAATAACATCCCCTAACAATTCACGGTTAATTGTTTTAATTAAATTTACATCACGAGTTCTTCCAAATAATGCCATTAGCCAATGTAGATTGTGTAAGGTATTTTATTTAAATCTTTTTGTAAAAACTCAGCTTCATTTGCTTTTTTTTCTAATAATTTAGTTCTAGAAGTTTCATCTAAATAACCCCTTAATCTTTCTAATAATGCTGTTTTCTCTGATGTAGCCGCCGAAATTAAGTCAGCATGATTGAGAGTAGTATCTGCTCCGGGGATAGGAATTGTAGTATACTTACCTCTGATGTATCCTAACATTTCTTTACAAAGTGCTAATGTATATTCAAATATCCATTGTCTACCTATAGAATTAATATATTTGTAAGTTGGGTTTACATAAGGAACTGTAGAAATATCAGTTACTACTCCTTGTCCTATGCTTCCCGAAACTATAGGGTTGTTTCTATCAGATTTGAGGATATAATTAAAATGTAATATTTCATCTTTTAAAGGAATGGGAAATATTCTAATTTTATTATTTACTAATTCAAAACTATAATTAGATTTTCTTATAGTATCATTAAATTCAATTGCTTGAAGTTTTGCTATATCATAATTTATGGGCATCATCATAAAATTAATACCTGGGGACATCCCACCAAATCCAAATTGATCCATAAAGCTTCCAACATCTGATGTTCCTACTCCGGCATAAGGATCAAAAAAGCGAACGATTGCGGGTCTGGCTTCATAAAATATTTTTTTAACTTCTATATTATTTTTACTTTCACTTATGGAATTAGCAAACTCTTGTAAATCATATACTTGAGTTCCTGTTGTCATGTTAATGCTTCCTGTTTTATATTCAACATTACCCCCTACACCCGCTTCTACTCCATAAGATTCAGCAATTCTAATCTCTGTTCCTAAATTAGGTTGGGTAAGTTTATAATTTAAATCTGATCCAGTGGTGGACCCCTCTAAAGAAAGATAATTTTCACTTGCCTTATAAGCAAATACTTCATTACCATAGGTAGTTACTGCTTCTTCAAAAGCTGTATAAAAATTAATATCTTGTAATTCTACGTCTGCTAGAGGGTATCCTAAACGTCTACCACAAAACACAGATACTTTATCTGCATCTGTCTGAAATTCTAGATCATTATCATAAAACCCAAAAGGTGTTTCTCCTGGGAAGAATGAACTGGAGCCGGGCCATATTGGGGTGTTTGCCATGTTGTTTATTTATAAATATTAAATCTTTTTAGCCATCGCTTTAAAAGTATAACCATTTCCATTTGTAACCTTTACTTCTACATTAGTAGAATTAAAAGCAGCACTAAGTAAGGGTTTAGTTGCATCATTTCCTACATCGTTAGTAGAAATATCTGTGAAATCAATTGAAGAGTTATCTTGGGTTACAAAAAATTGGCCCGTTCTACATCCTACTGTAGTATCTAATAAAACATAATCATAAATAGCACCATTAAAAGTACCAGCAGCAAAAATATCTATAACAGTAGCTCCATCATCTCCTATAAGTCTGTCAATAAATTGTATAGAAAAAGAATTACTTAATGATCCTGAACCAATTAATAAAGTAGTCCCATCAAATGTAAGATTTTCTTCAGCGTTAGCTGATGCCCCATTTATATCTGTTAATATTCTATTATTTCCTGAATTGGTTAAATTAATAACACCTGATGATCCTGATGTACCACTAGATCCTGAAGTACCTGAAGAACCAGATGTACCTGAAGAGCCAGATGTACCTGAAGAGC